CGAGAGGTGTCGAAGGAGATTGGTCGGCAGCTTCGGGCCGCTCCGCAATTGCCGACGGCACTGGCGCTCCAAGCCGAGCAGGTCAGCTTGATCACCAGCTTACCGATCGACGCAGCAGCAAGAGCGCAGAAGCTGGCGATGGAAGCTGCCACAGGCGGCAAGCGTGCTGATGAGGTCGCCCGAGAGATCGGTCGCACAGGGGAAGTCACAGATTCCAGAGCGATGCTGATTGCAAGGACTGAGGTGGCACGATCCAACGCACTGATCAACCAAGCCCGTTCTGAGAGTGTGGGCAGCACGCATTACATCTGGCGAACTGCAGAGGATAGCGACGTAAGATCCTCGCACGCGCAAATGGAAGGTGTGGTCGTTGCTTGGGCAGAGCCACCGACACTCGATGATGGGACGACGACCCACGCCGGCCAGATCTACAACTGCAGGTGTTTCGCAGAGCCGATCATAAATTAGTGTTGCCTGACACATCGACATCAGGCAAACTTGATTCGCCAATACGTGGGAGACGCGGGTGAAGTATTACACCACCGCTAAGATCAGCGACAGAATCAGCAAGACGCCTGAAGGCTTCCTGTTGTGCGTTGCTGTCCCCGTCGCTCGATCCGGAGAACTCCTGTATCAACCGGGCGAACTCAAAGGTGAAGATGGCAACGAAGTCGTTAAGGCGGGCAAGGACGGCGTGGTGAGAATCAGCCGCACTGCAGCAGACATCTTCGACGAGAGCACCATAGCCTCCTTGGAGGGTAAGTCCGTCACCATCAACCACCCGACAGACTTTGTATCACCCGACAACTGGAAGGAAGTGACCGTAGGCCACATGCAAAACGTGCGGCCCGGCAAAGGCGCAGACGCAGACAAGCTGTTGGCAGACTTCCTGATCAAAGACGCGGCAGGCATCGCTATGATCGAGGCCGGGTTGCGCGAAGTCTCTCTCGGCTATTCAGCCGACTACGAACAACTTGAAGACGGCTATGGCCGTCAAACTAACATCGTGGGCAACCACGTTGCGCTAGTTCGTCGTGGTCGTAATGGCCCCGAGGTAGCAGTCCGGGACTCCGCGCCCGATAATCCCCAAGAGGTACTTAGCATGAAAGACAAATTGCTAAAGCTACTCGGGCGCGCTGTTGACGAAGCGATGCCTGAAGCAGAAGCTGAGGTGGTAGACGCAGTCGATCCGATGGAGGCGCGAATTGCCAAGGTCGAAGAGCTGCTCGCCAAGATCGTCGCAGCCAAAGAAGAGCCTGTCGCAGAAGAAGTTCTCGACGAAGAGCCTGAGTTGGTTGAAGAGCCTGTCGTCGAAGAAGTTGTTGACGAAAAGGCAGCGGCTATGGATGAGCGCCTAGCCGCCATCGAAGCCGCACTGGCCAAGTTGGTTGGTGACGAAGAAGCGCCAGCAGTCGCCTGCGACGCCGAAACTGTCAGCCGTGCAGAGATCCTTGCACCGGGCTTGAAGTCCAAGCATCTGGTCAAAGACTCCCTTGCTGCATTTGGCAAGACCGAAGTTGGCGCACAGATCATGAGCACCTTCGATGGCATGCCAGACGAGGCCAAGTTCCGCGCTTGCGCAGAAGTGATGAAGGCGAAGCGTGCTGCACAGCTCGCGCCTACTCACGACAGTTTCAGCTCGTTTGCCCAAGGGCCGATGACACCTGAAAAACTCAACGAGCGCAACGCTGCTCGCCACTCCAACAAAGGGGCATAACCATGACTTCCTATCTGTTCCGCGCTCCTGCAGGTGTTGCCGGCAGCGTAACCCGTGTAGACCAAACCACCGTAGAACCGGGCCAACTGGCCGCAGTCGGCACCCCGACTGCATTCGGTCAACCTGTTAAGATCGTCGGCGGCGAGTTCGCTCTGATGGGCGCAGGCTCCGCAGCAGCAGACTTCTACGGCGTTCTCAGCCGCATCGCTCCGGCCATCGCTGGCCCAGCAAACGACGACGCCCCGAATGCAGAAGCAATCGCAGGCATCGTTACTCGCGGCTACGTCAACGTCCTTTGCGCAATCGGCACCCCGGTTCGCGGCGGCGCTGTTTACGTTCGTGTTGTCGGCTCTGTTGGCGACTTCGAGGCCACCGCAGATGGCGCTAACAACGTCCTGCTAACTAACGTGACTTGGGCCAGCGATGGCAAAGACGCAGACAACAACGCCGAACTGCGCGTTGCTCGCTAAGGAGATATGAACATGGGCATTAAGACTCAAGACAGCACCTTGGCGTACTACGTCAACCAGCTGGACAACTTCGACCAGCGTTTGCATGAGCCGCTGTTCAGCACCACTTGGGATCGTGACATCAAGTTGCGCTCCGGCATCACCTTGGCCAACGAGTCAACATCCTTCACCCGCGCTCAGATCGCTGGTGCTGGTTCGCAGGGCGCTTCCGGCAAGCCTTGGCTGTCTGGCAACACCAACGCCATCGTAGGCGTAAGCGTCAGCGGCGAGCGCGTTGTTCAGCCTCTGCGCTTGCTTGGTCGTGAGATCAGCTACACCAGCGTTGAGCTTGACCGCTCGCAGCTGTTGGGCCAACCGATCGACGTTAGCAAGCTGTCGGCTTTCAACACCCTGTACCAGATGGACACCGACGAGCAGGTTTATGTTGGTGACACCTCAACTGGCGACCAAGGCTTGGTTAACTCCTCGCAGATCCAAGTTGCCAACGTTACCGGCGTTGCATGGGCCACTGCCACCCCTGCTGTGATTCTTACTCAGGTTAACGAGCTGCTGACCTCGGTTTGGGAAGAGAGCGGTTTTGCCGTTTGCCCTGCTGAACTGCGCATCCCGCCACAGCAGTACGGTTTGCTCAGCACCCGTCTGGTTAGCTCTGCAGGTAACGTTTCTGTGCTGCAGTACTTGGCCCAGAACTCGATCTGCAACAACATCAACGGCAAGCCTCTGAACATCCAGCCGCTCAAGTGGTTGGCTGGCCGTGGCGTTGGTGCTACTGACCGCATGGTTGCCTACACCAACGAAGAAGACTTCGTGCGCTTCCCGATGGTGCCGGTTCGTCGTGAGACTGCCTACTACCAAGGCATCAGCTTCATCGCTCCGTACGTTTGGGCTTACGGTTCGGTTGAGTTCGTTTACCAAGAAACCGTCGGCTACCGCGACGGCATCTAAGGGGAGCTGCCATGAAGATCAACTTCAAGCGGCCAGTCAATGTGAAGGGAAAGGTTCTACGCGGCGTCCATGACGTCGCAGCAGACGCAATCCCAGAAGCTTATCTGGAAGCGTTGGTTGCAGAGGGTCACGTTGACGTAATTGCCGACGAGAAGCCTGCACCCAAGAAGGCTTCTAAGCCTTCCAAGGACGCTGAGTGATGTTTGACAAGGCCGCGTTCCGACAGAACTTTCCGGAGTTTTCCGATACGGCCACTTACCCTGACGCCCAGCTGGATTTCTGGTCGGGCATCGGGGAACTTCTTTTGATTGCAGATCGGTGGAAGGACACCTTCGACTACGGTCTGCAATTGTTCGTCGCGCACAACATCACGTTGGCAGCGCAGAACGAAGCCTCTGCATCAGCAGGCGGCGCACCAGGCGGCACCAACGGCCCCGTCGGAAGCAAGTCCGTCGGAAGTGCCAGTGTTAGCTACGACACCGCAGCCATCATGGAAACGAACGCAGGCGAGTGGAACGCGACCAGCTATGGCCGCACCCTCCTACGTCTTGCGCGCATGATTGGCGCAGGCGGTCTGCAAGTATGAAAGGCGTGAAGATCACGCAAGACCACCTCAAGCGAGTGATGGAAACTTTGCGTGCTATGGAAACCAAAGACTTGCTGGTGGGTATCCCAGCAGGCGAGAACAGCCGCGATGACGGGCCAATCGGCAATGCACAGATTGGCTACATCAACGAGAACGGAAGCCCAGCACAGAACATTCCTGCGCGACCATTCTTAGCACCCGGCGTTCTCAAAGCAAAAGGAGCCGTCGCTGACCTTCTGGCAGCCGGCGCTGCTGCTGCGTTGGACGGCGGCTCCTCCTTACAGACCGCGTTCGACAAGGCCGGGTTGGTCGCTCAGAACTCGGTGAAGATGACGCTGCGTGCAGGGGACGGCTATGCTCCTTTATCTGCTTCGACTTTGGCTGCGCGCGCTCGACGCGGCGTTAGTCGCACTAAACCTTTGATCGACACCGGGCAACTGCTCAACAGCATCACCTACGTCGTGAGGGATCGCTGATGGCATCGCTCGACGTCTCGTTTTTGTTGACCGACCCTGACTTCACAGATCGTGTCACTCGCATTACGCGCAGCAGCACGATCAACCAGTGGGGCGAGCAACAGCTGGCCGAGATCCAAGATACCATAACGGTCGTCGTGCAGGGAACCACCTCCGACACACTGAACCGGCTCCCGGACGTTGCCAACCTCAGCCTCGGCATTGAGGTCTGGTACAAAGGGCAGCTCAACGTCGAAGCCGCTGGCGGCTACAGCGACTTGATCGTTTGGCAAGGCCGCAGATATCAAGTTGTCGCCTTGCTAGAAGACCTTATGAATTGGGGTCAAGGCTGGACGCACGCAGCCTGCACGATGGAGGAAGCCAACAATGGCTAACACCTCCGCAACAGGCGGCTACCTAACGGCGACGACCTCACCTCTTGATGATCAGGCTCTGGCCCGGTTCATGCATGACGTCATCGTTGGCGTGACAGGCTTGGCCAATGAGTTAGTCCGTCCAGCTTGGCAGCGCAACCCGCCGCCGCGTCCTAACCATGATGTGCTGTGGTGCGGCTTCGGAGTGCTGAACCAGACTGCAGAGGCAGGTGGCAGCTTCGTGAAAGAATTGGACACAGGCCTTGGCGCGGAGCAACAGAGAACGGAATCATTCGATCTGTTGTGCAGCGTCTATGGGTCTGGTTGCGCAGGTCTGGCGGCAGCCATCAGAGACGGGCTTGAGATCTCCCAGAACAGAGAGCAATTGTTCTTGGCAGAGATGACTTATGTTGGCTCTGGGCAGGTTGTTCGCCTTCCGGAGCTTGTGAACGAGATCTGGTACGAGCGTGCCGACGTAACACTAACCTTCCGGCGCGTCGTGCGCAGAGAGTACGCGATATTGAACTTCCTCAACGTCTACGGCACATACACAACCGACACCGGCTTGACTGGTAGCTGGTCAACACAGGGGCTAACGCCATGACACAAGGTCTATCCGTAGGTCGGTTGATCCGAACCTCCGTAAGCATCTCTCCATTGGCCGCGCAACGTCGCGGCTTTGGCACACTTCTGATCGCAGGCGACTCGGACGTAATCAGTCCAGCCGAGCGGTTGCGCACGTACACGACTCTTGAGTCTGTGGCAGGCGACTTCGGCACAACCGCGCCAGAGTATTACGCAGCTCAGCTGTACTTCGGCCAGACGCCACGTCCTGCTCAGTGCCAGATTGGTCGCTGGGTCACTTCGGCAACCGGCGCAGAGTTGCTGTGCGGCACATTGACCGCAGCAGAGCAGCAGATCGCCAACTGGACGTCCATCACAACCGGCAGCTTCTCCATTGCAGTCGGCGGCGCAGCCGCTGTTGATGTCACGGGAATCGATCTGTCAGCTGAGACGAATCTGAATGGTGTGGCGTCTGAGATCAACGCCGCGCTGACGACAGCCACCGTTGCAGCCTCTTGTGAGTGGACCGGTTCGCGTTTCATCTTTACCACCACCGCAACGGGCGCTGCTGCTGAAATCAGCTTCCTCGGCGCAGCGGCAACAGGCACCGACATCAGCGCCCAGCTCAAAGGCACCAGCGCTACCGGCTTGCCTCCTGTCAATGGCTTTGACGTTGAGACTCCGGTCGAAGCGACAGCTGCCTTCGTCGACGCTTCCGCTGTTTGGTTCGGCTATATGTTCGCAGCCAGCACCATGCCTGGTGAGGCGCAAGTGCTGGCCGTTGCAGGCTTCATCGAAGGGCTGGACCTTGAGCGCGTGTACGGCGTAACCGTCACCGACACCCGCGTGCTGGACGCAACCTTCACAACCGACATGGCCAGCCAGTTGAGCGACCTCGGCTACCTGCGCACATTCACCCAATACAGCCAGAACGCCTACGCAGTCGCTAGCTTCATGGGCCGCGCATTCTCGGTCAACTTCAACGCCAACAAGTCAACCATCACCATGATGTACAAGCAGGAGCCGGGTGTTGTCGCGGCGTACCTGACTGAGACGCAAGCGCAGACCTTGAAGGCCAAGCGTTGCAACGTCTTCGTGAACTACATCAACGACACCGCCATCGTGCAGTACGGCGTGATGAGTGGCCCCGCCTACTTCGATGAGATCCACGGCCTGAGCTGGTTTAAGGACGCGCTGCAAAACGCAGAGTACAACCTCCTATACCAGAGCAAGACCAAGATTCCACAAACCGACGCAGGCCAGAACCAACTGATCAGCATTGCCGCTGGCGTTTGCGCCGAGGCAGTCAACAACGGCTTGGTCGCACCGGGCCAATGGAACTCCGACGGGTTCGGTCAGCTAGAGCGCGGCGACTTCCTGAAGACGGGCTTCTACATCTTCAGCACGCCGATGGCTCTGCAAGATCAAAGCATCCGTGAAACTCGCACCGCACCGCCGATCCAGATCGCTCTGAAGCTGGCTGGCGCAATCCAAGAACTTGACCTACTCGTCAGCGTTAACCGCTAAGGGGAATAAAAATGGCAGTATACAGCTTCTTAGACGTTAACGCAGCAATCACCGGGCCGGGCGGGGCAATCAACCTCGCCGCTGGCGCTGGCGCGTCGGAAGAAGGCATCACCATCGATGCCGTCGAAGACAAGAACATCATGACCATCGGCGCAGGCGGTCAAGGCATGCACAGCCTTGTTGCTAACGAGTCGTCGATGGTCACAGTTCGTTTGCTCAAGACCAGCCCGGTCAACTTTGCGTTGCAGCAGATGTACAACTACCAGACCAGCTCTAGCGTTTTGCACGGTCGCAACACCATCGCCATAACCGACCTCGGCCGCGGCGACTTGATCACGCTGGAGCAGGTTGCATTCAAGAAAGCGCCATCCATTACCTACGCCAAAGAGGGTGGGATGAATGAGTGGACGTTCGACGCAATCTTCACCAGCCGCGTGCTGGGCATCGGCACCCCGGAGGTCTAAGTGGAATTTACTGCAGCAGGTATTGAGTATCGCGCCGGCAACATCAATGCACGTGAGCAGTTCCATATAGTCCGGCGATTGGCCCCGTTCTTAAAGGCGCTCGCGCCTTTAATGGCGGGAATGGATGTGTCGAAAAGCGACCCGATGAAAGCGATGGCAGCCCTTCCCCAAATCGGGGAGGTGCTAGCTCAGCTTCCTGACGAAGCCGCGGATTATGTGGTATTCGGTCTGCTTGCGTGTGTGAGCCGAAAACAGGATAATGGACTAGGCTGGGCGAAAGTTTCCAACGGCACGCAGTTGATGTTCCAGGACATCGACATGATGACCATGCTGACCTTGGCCGCGCGCGCTTTGATGGCGAACATGCAAGGTTTTTTCTCCGAACTCCGCTCGGTATCAGCACCCCTGAACCAGAAACAAAGCGCCCAGTAACATGGGCGTCTTTGCCGAGCGGAGAGGATTGGTTGTGGCGACCCGTTGCCGCAGGTCTGTGCCGTTATGAGAGTATAATCGACGGGACGTTGGGCTTGGCCGACGTCGCCACCATGAACGAGGTGCTAGACGTGAAAGCAATCAATGAGCATCGATACATGGAGGCGACCAAGTAATGGCCGCAGGCGTTCTTAAAGAGTTCCTCGTCTCAATCGGCTTTCAGGTCGACGGCGAGCAACAGATGCAAACCTCGATGGGCAAGGCAACCGCCATCATGGCCGGCGTCGGCGCAGCCGCTGTTGCAGCAGGCGGGGCGCTGTTCGCCTTCACCAACTCCGTAGCAAAAGAGCTAGACGCACTCAGCGACCTTGCAATACGCGCAGGCTCGACCGCAGAAGCGATGGCAGAGCTTGGCTACGTTGCCGGGTTGAATGACTCCAGCTTTGAAGCAGCGACTGCCTCCGTCGAAAGGCTGGGCCGCGTCGCAGGCGAAGCGTTCATGGGCGCTGGACCGGGCATCGAGGTGTTCAAGGCGATCGGCATAAACGTCAAAGACGCCAACGGCGAGTTGAAGAACTCGAACGACTTGATGTGGGAAGTTGGTGACGCTATCAAGGACATGGGCAGCGGCCAACAAGGGGCGATCCTCCAGAAGCTAGGCATCGACCCGACAATGCTCGCCACCATGACGGGCGACATGGCCGCGCTGCGCGACGAGTACACCGCACTCAATGACTCGGTCGGCTTGGACACAAACAAAGCCGCAGCAGCAGCCAGCGACTTCCGTGATGCGCTGGGGAAGATTCAGCACGTCGTCAGCACGTTGGGCAAGGCTCTGGCTGCGACGCTCATGCCGAAGTTTACCGCAGCGATGGACCGACTGCGGCGCATGGTTGTCGAGATGCTGCCTAAGATCATGGGTACGATCAAGCCGGTCATTAACGTCATCATGGCGGTTGCTGAGGTGTTCATTGCGCTGGCATACCGGATCACCCAAGGGGCCGGCGTGATCATTGGTTGGCTCAGCAAGATCAACGACGCAACAGGCGGCTGGGCAGCTGGCATCTTGGGCGCTGTCGCTGCGTGGAAGTACTTGAACCTCGCGTTCTTGGCCACTCCAATCGGAGCCGTGCTGGCACTGGCTGCCGCCATCGGCATATTGATCGATGACTTCCTGACGTGGAAAGAAGGCGGCGACTCGCTGATCAATTGGGACGCATGGAAGTCGGAGATTGACGCGGCCACGGCGGTGATCGACTTCTTCCGGGACATGATCGCCAGCAGCTTCAACGTGATCTTCGCCATCGTCGACACCTTCGTCAGTGTATTCACAGGAGACTTTGCCAGAGCCTTCCGCGCAGTCGAAGAAATCATGAACACCTTTATGGAAACTGCTGGTCGCGTCGGAGGCGCTATAAGCTCCATCGCCTCGTCCGTCGACGGCTTCTTCAACTCCAGCGACAAGCCAATCACGCCAACCGGCGCAGCAGGCTCCACCCAGAGCGTGAACCAGAACACCACCATCAACGTCACTGGCGCAACCGATCCTGCAGCAACAGCCAAGGCAGTCTCTGGCGCACAGGCTACCGTCAACGGCGACATGGCCCGTAACATGAAAGGGGCAACCCGATGACTTGGCTCAGCCAGCTGTACACAAAGGCGACGTTCCGACCAGTCAGAACCATCGGCGGCTTCACAGCAACGCTGACCGTAGAGGAAGTGGCTAGCGATGATCTGACGATGACCGAACACCCGGTCATGGACGGCGCTGCGATCACCGATCACGCATACCTCAACCCAACGCGGCTGGCCATACGGGCGCAGTGGGACGAGGTCGGTGCAGGCATGCCGCTGGATGAGCTGTACACCAAGCTGCGCAACCTGCAAGCGAGCCGCGTGCCGTTCGACGTTGTGACAGGCAAGCGCATATACAGGAACATGCTGTTCAAGTCGTTGGGTGTGACCGACGACGCGATGACAGACAACATCCTGAGCATCAATGCTCAGTTGCAAGAGATCATCATCGTCCAGATCCAGACCACGACCGTGCCGCCGCGCTCGCAACAAAAAGAGCCTGGACGCACAGGCTCGACCGACAAGGCCGGGAAGAAGAAGGCGCAGGAAGTGAAAGATCCTGTCCGGGCAAAGTCTGCACTCAGGTCTATTTCGGAGACGTTCAGTGGCTAATCAATTATTCACGATTCCGCTGGTTGCCTCGCCGCAGACGTTCGACATCGAGCTTGGCGGCAGGGCGCTGACCATCACCAACAAGTGGAACGAGTCCTGCGGCTGGGTCTTGGATATTTACGACGCGACAACCACATCCCCGCTGGTGATGAACTTGCCGCTGGTCACAGGGGTCAACTTGCTCAAGCAACTTGCTTACCTCGATATACCGGGTGAGATTTATGTGCAGACCGACGGCGATGCCGGGGCGGTTCCGACGCTGGACAATCTTGGTGTTGGGTCGTTCGTTTACTACGTGGTTGCAGCATGACTGCGCAGTACATCAGGCAATGCAACCTTGTCGTGTCCAACGCGGCAGGAGAAGGGCTGGACTTGTCCACGTTGCGCATCACGTTC